GTAATCAAGCACTGGAGGATGCACAACTACATCAAAAAAGACCGCTACAAAGAGACTGTCTACACCGAGGAAAAGGGTCAGTTGGACGTCAAGGAGAACGGTTCGTATACGGAAGGAGAACAGTTCGGATACAGTTCGGATACACTTTGGAACCAGTTTGGATACAGTTTGGAACCTCAGGTTAGAGTTAGAGATAGAGTTAGAGTTAGAGTTAGTAAAGAGAACTTATGTCCCGAGCTTGAGCAAAGCCCAAGCGTCGAGACCGAAGAACCACCCGTTGAAGTGATTATTTCACTGCCTATCCTCGGAGGAAAAGAGTTCGCAATCACCGAGAAGCATTACAACACATTCGTCGAGGCTTACCCCGGTGTTTCAGACATCATGGCTGAGCTGAAGAAGATGAAGGCATGGCTCGTAGCCAATCCCAAGAACATGAAGAAGGACGTCCTGCGGTTTGCCAACAACTGGCTCTCCCGTGAGAACGACAAAAAGGGCAACCGTCCATCATACGGCCGCCAGAAGGCCATCGGGCGTGTCTCCACCGAAAGCGGGTCGCTACAGACATCACCCGACGATTACAACAGCTTGTGAGGTATCGCATGGATTCAAGAACTGATTTCAGAAGCATGATCGACGAATTGAAGCTCAAGTACCAAGAGAATCCAATGCCAGAGGACGGCACTCCTGCGACCGTTGCACCAGTGACCATCACCCTCGCAGAGCTTCGCATCTCCCATTTCCCCGAGCGTTACAGGGATGCGACATTCGAGGGGTATCGGTTTTACGGCACCGATGCACAGAAGGCTGCACAGAGAAGGCTCGTCGAGTGTCTGCGCAGAGGGTTGCCTGTGGTGATGTACGGCAACAACGGAACCGGCAAGACCCATCTTGCCTACGCCTCGATGAGGAACCAGATACTCCAGGGCAAGGAAGCCGTGTACGCCTCACTGACCGACATCATCGACGAGATCAAGCAGGGGTTCAGCGAGAACATCCCGACGGCAAGGATTGTGGACAAGTACATCGGCTACGACTATCTGGTCATCGACGAGATGGACAAGTCCTACGGCTCAACGACCGAGTTTTTGAACATCTTCAAGATCGTCAACGGCCGGTACATGACCAAACGCCCGACCGTGCTCATCTCGAACGCCTCCAAGGATGATGTGATGGAGATAGTCGGCAAGAGTTCGTTTGAGCGCATCGGCGAGGATGGCATCGCAGTGCATATGGATTGGCCCAGCTTCCGCATACGGAGTGTGGCACGTGAAGCAACAAAGGAGGACAGATGATTATTGCGGTTGATTTCGACGGGACCATAGTGAGGCATGACTTCCCGCGTATCGGGGCAGAGGCTCCCAATGCTTTCAAGGTGCTCCGCAAGCTCCAGGAGGGCGGGCACAAGCTCATCCTGCTGACGATGAGAAGCGAGAAGTATTTGCAGGACGCTGTTGATTTCTGTGCAGAGCGTGGAGTGAGGTTCTGGGCGGTCAACAACAACCCAGAGCAGGGCTCATGGACATCAAGCCCGAAGGTATACGCACAACTCTACATCGACGACATGGCGCTCGGTGTCCCAATGAATGACGGGACAGTGGATTGGTATGTGGTTGAGCAATGGCTCTATGGTGGAGCTTTGGATACATCCTACAAGCATGTCATCCATGCGAAGGAGGAACGGTGATGGCAAAACCTCTCAACGGCGGCTACATAGGCCACAAGATGAGCAAGCGCGGCTACAGCGCCATACAGCACGGAGAGCTTCCGCTTTCCATGCTCACCCAGAACAAGCTCAAGAAGTTCGGCATCCAGCACAGCCTGTCTTTCATCCGATGGCTCTGCAAGAAGGGCTATATCAAGCCGACGAGCAGGCACCACAGGGGAAATCCACCTACGCTGACAAGGTTCTATCACCCGAAGCGGATAGCGAGGCAGCTAGAGAGCCTGCCGGTGGAAAGGTTGTTGGAGGAGTGGAAAGAATGGCGGGGATATTGATGCTGAGCGAGGACGAGATTCAGATGCAGATTGTACAATGGCTCACCCTCATGGGCATTGTCTGCTTCCACATCCCGAACGAGCGCAATTCGAGCGTGGCGAACATGCGAAGGCTCAAGAAGCTCGGGTTGCTTCCAGGAGCCGCCGACCTTGAGGTCTGGATCCCGATTCAAGGGAAAACGAAAACCGTGTACTTGGAAGTGAAACGGCATGATGGGCGGCAGAGCGAGAATCAGAAGCTCTTCCAAGCGATGTGTGTGAAGGCTGGGCACCCATACCACGTGGTTCGGAGCCTTGAGGAAGCAATCAAAGTGGTGTTGATGCACCAGAAAAAGGAGATTTGATGACAACCTACGAAAAGCGTGACGATCAGAAACTCGAAGGCATGATGAATGTCGTAAAGGGCGTTCTCGAAAGCATCGTGTTCAAGCAGGAGGCTGAGCACCAAACATGGCAGAATGGCTCTACACACACCTGCTACGTCGGCCAACCCAAAGAGCAAATCAAGAACAAAATCAAGATTGCCCGTGCGTTGCTCATGGATATTTCCAAGGAACTCGGGTAAGGCCCATGCAGGAAATATCATTTGAGGGGCAGAAGGCCAATTACATATACGGCTATTTCCCAAGGGAAGAACCCATTCCCGAGGGTTGGGTGAAAACGTTACGGCCTTGTATGGAGTGCCATTCGGAGTACACATACATCGACACTGAGAAAGTCTGGCACTGCATGAGGTGCGGATGGAGGAGCGACATGGGGAAGAAGTTTTCGGAGGAAGAGATTGCATTGATCGCCAAGGGGCTTGAGATGGGAAAGACCATAAAAAGGATTGCCGAAGAGCTTGACAGGGACTACGGCTCGGTCAACCAGAAAATCGTGCAGATGCGGAAGTGCGGCCTTCTCACCCCCAACGGTGCCAAGGTTGAAGCGAAAGCCGCGGTTGCTGATGGGGATGTCTGCCGTGGAGAGCCGAAAAAGGCCCGCAGTGCAGACCCGCTCATCGGGGCTTGGGAGCAGGCCAAGGGAATCGGGTTCGAGCTGGTGTCTCTGAGGGTCAGCGAGGGTGTTGCGACGTTCACGATGAGTCTGAAGGTGGGCAAATAGCACAACCGCTTCGCACGGCAATCCAAATGAGTGCCTAGCTTGCACGAGGATTGCCTGTGCTGAACTTTGCCAAGAAAAACGTGTATACGCTAGTCGTGGTGTACAGCGTTGATTCTAGACGCTATATGGAGGGTACATGGGATTTCAGATTAAGATGCCGCTTCACTACTACAAGGTTTGCCGGCAGCAGACGGCACGGCTTCTTGAGGTGAACAGGATGATGGTGGACAACAAGCTCCACCAGAAGTACATCCGATACGAGGTTCGGAGCGAGGAGACGATGGATGGCGAGAAGGACGGGGAGTACACCCAGCTCGTGTTCCTCGGCAACGAGGGCATCCCGTTCTCGCACCTCGTTGATGTGAAGATGATGGATTTCTACAAGTCGAAAATCGGGATGATGTTCGACATCGTTACACCTTCCGATTCAAGGAAGGAATGGTTGAGGAGCAGATATGGCAAATGATTTGAACGTGGTGGCGTTGACGGGAAGGCTTACCAGAGACAGTGAATTGAGGTACTCAAACGGTGGTATGGCGATTGCCAAGTTCAGCATCGCCGTGAACCGAAAGGTGAAGAAGGACGACCAATGGGTTGATGAGGCATCGTTCTTCGACTGCTCCTACTTCGGCAAGGGTGCCGAGGGTGTGAGCCAGTATCTCAACAAGGGTACGCAGGTCGCAATCAACGGCAGTCTGGTGCAGAGCCGTTGGGAGCAGGACGGGCAGACCCGCAGCAAGGTCGAGGTGATGGTCAGCTCCCTCACTCTCCTGGGAAGCCCGCAGGACGGCCAGAATCAACGACAGGCAGCACCGAGGGGCAATCCTGCACCCAGACCTGCGGCAAGCACCACTACACCGTCGTATGCAGGGCCGGAACAGTTCGATGATGATAGCATCCCTTTTTGATGGAGGCTAAATAATGAAAAAAGTTTGCAAGAGATGTAGGAGAACCTTGGATGTTGCTCAGTTCTATAAGCATTCAGAAATGAAAGATGGATACCTAAATTTTTGCAAGGATTGTGTGAAAGCAAGGATGAAGCAATATCGAGAAAAAAATCATGATTTTGTACTCATAAAAGACAGAATTCGTAATCGGAAGACTGATGCTGTGAAAAAGCGAAGAGAATATGCTCGCGAGAAAAAGCTAGAAAATCCAGAACTGTATAACAAAACTATGGCAAGCTATTTACGTAAAAGCAGAGAAAATAATCCGGGAAAAAATAGCGCACGTTTGCGACTAAATAGAGCTGTGCTATCGGGTGCCATAAAACGTCCTGATGCGTGTAGTGAGTGTGGTAAGAAATGTAAGCCAGAAGCGCATCATGAAGATTATTCAAAACCGCTTAAGGTTATCTGGCTTTGTAACGAATGTCACGCAAAGACTCGCCGCATTGAAACAACAGCAACTACAGTTATGCAAGATTGCTTGGAGGAAAATGACCAAAAAATACTATGAGAGGCTACTGGACGACCTCGCAAGCGCAAATGTACCAGTCGAAGAGACAAAGGAGAAATTGATGAACGCTTTTGATTTGATGAGCAAAGCCTTGGAAGGTTCTGAGGCAGGCCATGACCCTAAAAAGAAGGGCAAGCTAGAGTACCACAGGCTTCCTCCCGAGCAACTCGCAGGGATGGCGAAAATCATGAACGACGGCGAGGCGAGCCATCCCGTCGGGTACATGGACTGCAATCCCGTGGACTACTGGAACGCCCTACAGAGGCACACCATGGCAATCCGCAGGGGCGAGCTGGTTGATCCCGACGACGGGATGAGCCACGCACTGCATGTAGCGTGCAACGGCATGATTCTCGACCGAATGTTGGAAGCAGGTAAGAAGTTGGTGTTTGAGAAGGAGAAGTAATCACAACCCCAGATTCGATTTGAATGTCTGGCGACCAAGGTAACGCTTGGTCGCTATTTTTTTGTCTGGTATGCCTTTGGCCAATGCGTTCAGCTTCGCCTCATGGGCGTCGTAGTCCTCTTTCTTCCAGCCGGGCACGCCCGAGTAGTACCACATGGCTGTGTTGTACACATGGATGTCTATGGCCTCGTTGCGCTTGTTGTGGGAGTCCCAATACCCTTTCTTGCCACGGCTTCCTGGAATGTATTCCTCGACGGTGAGCTGTGTGAACACCTCGGGGGGATAATCCTCGCAGAACATGCACACAGCCCCGTCATCGCTGTACGGGAGCTTGAAGTTTGAGTACGCCTCTCCCTTGAGCTTGGAGACTCCCACGTCACGGTACATGACATGCTTCACCACACCTCCGGGATAGGTCATCTTGGACACCTTGAGGTCTGAGATTGCGGCATTCTGCCTGTCTACGCCACGCACGGGTATGACCCTCTCGCACTTCGGGTCGACCGACTCAGCGAACGCCTGCACAATCTCGGGGATGTACGAGCGGTCTATCGCATTGAATGCCACACCAAGCTCCAGACCGTCCTCACGCAGATACATGGTGTTGAGCACCTTCTCGCGATATTCTTTCCAGCAGTTTGCGTTGAGGTCCTTGGTGGTCTTTCCCGCCTCGCATGCGAACACGTAATGCTCGATGGAGCGCGATCGCCCGTTTCTGCACCAACCCTTCACCTCTGTCTCCAGACGGTCGAGCTGCACGTCGGTTCCGCTGGTGAGGAACAGCACGTCCTTGGGGAACGAGCCTGCGGAGGTGTACCGCTTGTATCCGTACTCCCTGCTTCTCGCCCAGAGCATCATCTTCTCGGCATCGGGCTTTGCGGCACTTTGCTCGTACGGCAGGGCGAGTATGTTGTTGTAGAACGAGGTTATAGCCCCGAAGTCGCCAAGTTCCTCCGCATCCTGTGCCTTGATGAAGGAGGAAACGATGTTCCTCCATGAGCGGAACGGTGAGTACAGCCCGCTTATCCAGAATCCCACGGAGGTGGGGTCGGTTCGTTTCGGGTTCGTCGGGATCCACACTCCATGCTCGATGAGCTTGGGCATCATGTACTCGTCGATTCGCTCCCCCGTCTCGGGTATCTCGTACCAGACCTCCTTGACGTCCTGCCCGTCGGCACGCCAGTGGAAGCCCTTCCACTCAAGCTCGAAGAGTGTTCCCTTCGGGGAGGTGAGGAAGTAATGCCGCTTGTCGGTGTTCTCGTACAGCGACATGATTTGCGACGAGTTGTTGGATGGGGTGGATGAAACGACGATTTTCTCCCGCCCCCGGTAGGTTGCGGTGCGTTGGTCTGCAAGCTCCTTGCCGGAACCCTTGCCCTGGATGTTGGGCGGGAAGGCGTCGTACTCGTCGAGCCAGACGATGCGGCACATGGTGGACATGAATGATGAAGCCGCCTCGCCCGTGGCGCGCTTGAGGAAGCCTCCGGGGAACTCCTTGTAGTCCGTCGTGCTTCCCGTGGCACCCTTTCGCGCCGTGCCGATCAGCTTTTTAAGCCAAGGGTTGTAGTCTATCATGGGGTCGATTCGGGTGCGGACGAACTGCTTGCCCTCCTTCTCGTTCGGGAAGCCGATGAGCATGGATGTGGGGTCGTTCGCGATGTAGTAGGAGATGCCGTTGAGGATTATCTGCGTCTTTGACATCTGCGTGCCTGTGACCATGATGATTTCCCTTGCAGGGGATGACGGCGAGCACTCGTCCATCATCTCCTTGGCGTAGGGTGTGAGGTCGAGTCGGTACATGCCTGCGAACTGTGCCGGAGGTGGGATGTAGAGGTGCCCGTCCACAAAGTCGCTGATGGTGGACATGGGGTTGGGGCGCAGCATTGCCGCGAACATGGATTCCAGTTCGCTTCTCGCTTTCAGGGTTTCCTTCTTGGTCCTCCCCTTCCTAGCGGTTTTTCTCGGCAATGGTGTCAGCCTCCTGTGTCACGTTTTCCGTCTTGTGCAATATATCTGTCAGCACGTAGTGGGCCTCACCGATGACCGTCTGCTCCACCTGCTTCTCCAGGAATACGAACTTGTTGGCGTCAATCTGCACTCCGTTGAGAGCAAGCCATTCCTTGATGTTGCCCATGATTTTCATGGTGGTTCGCTGTGGCAGCGAGAGTACGCCGGTCTTGAGTCCGTTGAGCGTCGCACCGTAGACGGCTATGACGTCGTTGCGCTCCAGAAGCTCGCCCTTCTGCTTGCGCACCCGCATCTCGGCCCATTCGGCCTTGGCTTTCTTCTCGCGGTAGTCCTCCCAAGCACGGGTGCCACGCTTTGGGGGCTTGCCGATGTCCTCTGGATCGACATTCTTCAGTTCCTCGCCTTCCTCAATGTCGTCCATCTCCCCGATGTCGTCCATCGGCTTCACCGGCGGTATCTTGGGTATGCCGTCCATGGAGAGGTTCCTGCCCTTTGGCTTTGCATTGTTCGCCCTGCCGGTCCCCGAGAGGTTGTCGCTTCGGTTGTCCTCCCAGTCGTCCTTGGCCTTCTTCCAGTCGATGCGTCCGCTGGGTGTGACGTTTATCCTTCCCTTTGCAACGGCCCTTGAAACTTGGGACTTGTTGACACCCATGAGGGCGGCGAACTCCGTCTTGGTGATGTATTTCTTTTTCGGCTCGTTCATAGGCAGAACAACTCCATGATGCAGATGTCGTGGTCGTCCTCGTTGATGAGGCAGAGTTCCCCGACATCCTCGCCGTCAAGCTCTTCCTTGTTGGCTGGAACCTTCAATATCTGTGGAAGCGAGTTGTTGTCCACGCTGCACTTGAGATTCTTCAGGCACTCCAACAGCTTCTTCTGACCCTTGCACTCAATCTGGGAGCCGGTGGTCAGGTCCTGCACCAGATACCATACGGTCTTTCTCATCCACAAAGCCTCCGTCTGCGCAAAACATGTAGGCCATACATAAACCATGACTCAACATAAGTATACGCTAGGTATGGTGTATTTGCAATCATGTAAATCTTTATAACACTACAAGTAGTGTGTCTTGCCTTTGAATCATTGACTACACCCCGTGGGTGCCTCATACTTTTACTATGAGCGTATCCGTTGCGGAGAAACAAATTGAGCTTGCCCAAGCGCGTGAAAAACTCGCCATGTTCCTCGATGCAGAGGACCGTGTTGTGCGCGGCGGCCAGACCATGACAATCGACGATGGCGACATGCGTCGAACCGTGTCACGTGTGGACGTCAAATGGCTCTCCTCCCGTATTGCGTTCTACAAGGGTGAAGTCAACAGGCTTGTCGAAGAGATAGCCAATCTGGGCGCCCCCAAGAGAAAGGGGATGTATGTGAGGTTGATGTAATGGACAAGACATCCAAGACGCAGGCACCCGCCAAGAAAACGGAGTCAATCTACCAGCAGACCAACGACACCCAAAAAACCACCAATTTCCGAGCCAACTACCCGCTGAACCCCGATGCCACCATATCATCGTGGCTTCTCAAGGCATCCAAGGACGAGGCCCTCAAGCTGTCAACCGAGAACTCGGTCGGAAGCGGGCTTGTAAACTGCATGGTGGACGGGACCATCGGAAGCGGACTGTCCCTTGAATCGGTGGTGTCCAGCAACATCCTCAAGACCTCCAAGAAAAAGATCGCCAAGAACTCACAGCTCATCGAGGAATACTGGAACCTGTGGGCAAAGACCGCAGAGGCGTGCGACGTGCTCGGAGAGAACACCTTCGGGGCGATGACGCGTGTTGCCGGCTTCAACGCCTATGCCACCGGTGATGTGCTCCAGTTCATCGGCATACACAACTGGAACGGCATCTATGTCCCCTACGTCCGTTACTACGACGGCCGTTCGGTCATGAACAAGGACAATGCGGCGAACACCGAGCGCATGGTGTCGGGCGTAAGGCTCGATGCAAACGGCAAGGCAATCGGGTATACCATAAAAAGCGAGAAGGCTCCCTACCAGTACGACTACAAGGACGTGAGCCGTTTTGCCGACTATCCTGGAAGCAAGCTCCAGAGGCTCCAGTACAATCTCATCCTCACCGGCAAGGTGCAGCCGAACCAGAAACGCGGACGCCCTTTGGTGCTCCCCGCAATGAACGACATCATCATGATGAGCAAGTTCAGCGAGGCAGAGCTTATCAAGGCCGTCATCCATTCATACATCACCGCCTTTGTCGAACGAGACAAGGATTTGCTCAATACCAACCCGAACCCTTCAGCATCCGATGATGCGTTCCTCGGGACATTGGACAGGGATAAGCAGACGGGCGAGACAGGCTCGAAGGAAGCCCCCATCACCATGGGACCGGGCTACGTGCAAACCCTTGCACCCGGCGAGAAAATCACCCTTCCAGAAAGCAAGAGTCCCGTGGCCGACTTCTGGAAGTTCATGGAAGGCCAGCTCAAGATGATTGCCATGGCCGTGGGCATCCCTTACGAGGTCGCCCTCCAGGTGTTCAACTCCAACTACTCGGCATCGCAGGCGGCGATACAGGCGGCGGCCCGCAAGTGGGACATCGAGCGCAAGGCGTTCGCCATGCAGGCGATGCAGCCGGTCTACGAACTCATGGTCTGGCTTTTGGACATGCAGGGACTCATCAACTGCCCCGGCTACCAGAGCGACCCGTTCATCCGTGCGGCTTGGAACAATGCCAACTGGCATGGGCCTGTCGTGCTGAACATCGACCCGATCAAGAACGCAACCGCCGCCACGCTGAGGCTCAACAACATGACATCGACCTATGAGGACGAGTGCAGGCTCCTCGGCAAGGACTTCGACAAGGTGCTTGAGAGGCGCAAGCAGGAAGCCGATGCACTTGAGGAGCACGGCCTCAAGCCCGACCTCACCGTGGACAAGAAGAATGTAAATTCAAATGACGACGGTGGCGGTGTAAATGGCGGTGCAAATGGCGGTGCAAATGGCGGTGAAGAACCTGCCGAAGAGGGGGACGACGAATGAACAAATACGTCATGTGGGCGATTGACCCCAAGAACAAGCCGAGCATGAGCGATATGCGTATTGCGTTTCTGGCAAGCGACGACAGGCTCCTGAAGAGACGGCAGCCATACGGGTACTACTCGGTGAAAATCGGCTCCGTTGGCGTCATCCCCATCAAGGACGCATTGTACAACAGTGATTACATCCGCATTTCCAGCATGATCGACGAATTGAACAACGACTCTGAAGTCACAAAAATCCTGCTCGACATCAACAGCCCAGGCGGTGTGGTGAACGGTGCAATCGAGTGTGCATCCATCATCGCCAAGAGCAAGAAGCCGGTGTACTCGTACATCGAGGGCATGGGATGTTCTGCGGCATATCTGCTGGCATCGGCATCAAGGAAAATCATCATGTCACCATCCAGCGAGGCGGGATCCATCGGGGTACAGGCTTCATGGACAAACATGGAGGGTTTCTGGGCGAAGCTGGGCATCCAGAAGGTCTATTTCCACTCCAAGTACAGCGACAAGAAGAACCTGTCACCCGCAACCAAGGAAGGTGCCGCGGCTGAGCAGAAGCTCTTGGACGAGACATGGGACCTGTTCGCAGGTGCGATTTGCAAGCACCGCGGGATAACCGTGGAGGAACTGGTTGAGAAGTACGGGCAGGGTGAGGTGTTTCTTGCGAAGGAAGCACTGGAGCGCGGGCTTGTAGACGATATTGTGGACGATTTCGACGCTTGCGTCGAGTTGATTAAGCCCCAAGGTAATTGGGGCGAAGGAGAAGGTATGGCACAGGAACAAATCACTACTGTGGAAGCCCTGACCGCCGCCTATCCAGAGTTGGTTGCGAGCATCAAGCGCGACGAACGAAAGGCAGGCGTCGATGAGGGTACGAAGGCTGAACGGGCGAGGGCTGAGTCACTCATGTCCCTTTCCGCTCACGTGAAAGACATCGGCGTGATTGCAGGGGGAATCAAGGACGGCAAGACCAAGGAAGCGGTCATGACCGAGATTCTCGATGCACAGGCCGAGGCGAAGGCGAAAGCCGACAAGGACGCACAGACCGCCCTTGAGGCGGCGGCAGAGGCATCCACCAAGAACATCGTACCGCAGGGAACCCTTGCGACTGACGGGCTTGTTGCGGATGAGGAAGAGGCGAAGAAGGCAATCGACGCCATGGCTAAGAACTTGGAGGTGGCTAAATGAGTACCACGATCAATCACGAACAGTTTGTCTTGGACGGCGACTACCAGACTTCGGTGCAGAAGCTGGAGGCTGTCGCGGCCGCAGTTCCGGCCTTCACTGTCCTCGGCAAGAAAACCAATGACGGCGCTGTAACAAGAACCGCGGTTGTGGTCGCAGCCGGCGCAGGAACCGGTGGCGCAAACACTGGAACCGGTACCTTGGTGAAGGACGCCACGACCCCCGTACTCGCGGGTGCTGAGGACGGCGCGTATCTTATCAAGTGCAAGAGTGCCGCCGACTCATCTTCCGGCGCATCTACTCCTGTACCGGCTGGCGCTGGCGAAGCAGGGGCCAACACTGGAACAGGGACGCTGGTGATGGATGCTACCACACCCGTGTTGACGGGTGCAAAATCAGGTGCATATCTGGTGAAGTGTGTTTCCGTGGCTGTTGCTGATCCTGCCGCCGATGCGGTGTTTGAGGTCTACGACCCCGAAGGCTCGTATATCGGCAAAACCGATGCGGGAACCGGTGGCGATACATGGGCGAAACACATCAAGTTTGTCATCACCGACAAGGCGACCGCTGGTGATGATGTCGCGTTCGCAGTTGGTGACGGATTCTCCATCACTGTCGATGCCGACACCGCCGAGGCTGTGTTCGAGGTGTTCAGCCCCGATGGCGGCCTGATGGGTTCCATCAACGCAGGAACCGACGGACAAGATGTCTGGTCGAACCGCATCAAGTTCGCCATCACCGACAAGGCGACCGCTGGTGATGAGGTCGCGTTCGTCGCAGGCGATGCGTTCACGTTCACCGTCGCGTCCGCACAGGCCGCCGCATCCAATGATTTGGCCGCTTGGGACCCGACTGCATCCGACGGAAGCGAAGTCCCCTACGGAATCCTCGCCGCCGAAGCCCCCATCAACGTTGCCGCACAGTACGTCTCCGTATTCATCAGCGGTAAGTTCAACGCCGACGAGGTTGTTGTCCCCACTGGTGTCGATGTTGACACTGCGTTCGATGCGCTGAGGGATAAGGGAATCTATCTGATTCATCAGGCCGATACCGAGCGGAACCCCGCCGTTGTTGAGGAATAAGGAGAGCTATCATGGCTGATTTCACTGACCAGTTCACCTACGGCGTCCGCAGGATTCAGGCGACGCTTGAGGCTAGGAAGCCTATTGTATCGTTCTTCCGCAACCGCTACTTCAGCGGGCTGTTGGAAAGTGAGAATGAAACCGTATCGGTAGAGGTACGCCGCAGGGGCACCGTGCTCCTTCCCAGCGTACGCAGAACCGATTCACCCCTGAATGTCGGAGCCATCGCACCGCACACCGTCCACACCTACACTCCCCCGTACTTCTTCTATGAAGCAACCGGGACCATCGGTGAGGCCAACAGGCGCGTGTTCGGTGAACCCGTCGAGGCACCGTACTCCAAGGCCCAGCGCATGGTGCAAATCATGGCTGAGAAAATCGACCTCGGCATCCGTGAGTCCCTCACCATGAATGAGGAAGCACAGTGCGCCCAGATAATCAAGACCGGCAAGGTTTCCCCGAAGGCCATGGCCGCCGACGGGACCCTGTACAATGCCGCTGAGATTGACTTCGGCGTCGATTCCGATTTGGTCGGTGGCGCTGTCTCCACCAAATGGACCGACAGCAACGACATCCTCGCAGAACTTCGCGACTATGCGTTCCTGTTGTTCGGCAAGACCGGCAAGATGCCCACCGAGATGATTCTCGGCAAGACCGCACTCGCCACCCTGCTCGGCAACAAGAAGTTCATCGCCGCCCTTGACAACCGCCGCATCGAAGGCAACAACATCCGTGCGCAGGCTTTCGCCGGATTCCCTGGTGTCGCCTACAACGGTACGGTCAACGTCCCGATGGTCGGCGATATTTCAATCCTGTCCTACGTGAACGGCTATGCCTACAACGGGGATGATGCCGAGACTCCGATGATCGACGACAAGGGCTGTCTGCTCACCTATCCCGATTGGGGAACCATGGGCTATGCAGGTCTGTACGACAAGGTAAGCGGGATGCCCGGCATGGTTGCTGGAAAGACCCTGCTCCACGCTGTAGAGGGTGATGTGAGAAACCACTTCGCCTACTCAGCCTATGTGCAGAGTGCCCCGCTCGCAATTCCGACCCAGCTCGACGCTTGGTTCTACAAGACCGTCGTGGCTTGAGGAAGCTGAACCATGAGTGCGCTTGACGATTTCAATGCCGAGATGGACTTCAATGTCTCCGAGGCAGAGTTCAGCCGGACGTTCGTAGTTGTTTTCAACGGCGTTCGTCTGAGCGTGACTGGAATCGTCAGCAACGCATGGAAGCGCGAGGAGAAGGATGGGCGGCTTGACCCCGGCAGTCCGATGCTGATCCCGAGCGTGGTGGTGCCGATAAGCACCCTGCGCTTGGCCGGTATCACCGCAGAGCTGTACAAGTCGCTCAAAATCGAAAATGAAGGCTCCGAGTACGAGGTCATCAGCTATGAGGACGGCAACCCCGTAAGGTTGTTCCTCAAGCCCGACAGCGCGGAGGAGCCGGAACCCGAGCCGGATGAGGATGAGCCTGTCCCCGAGCCAGAACCTGTCCCCGAGCCAGAGCCTGTCCCCGAGCCGGAACCTGAACCGGAGCCGGTTCCCGAGCCGTGAGGTGAACGATGAATATTGACACCGAAGTAAAGATACTTGGACTCAATACCATCCAGGTCGCCCTTGAGCGTGCCGACGCCCCACGCGGAGTGATTAGCCATGCAGGCATACGCCTTGTCAGCAATCTCGCCGCAGCAGGACGCGGTGTTCTCATGGACACCTTCACCAACAGTTCGGGTCCATCGTCCCTTCATTACAACAACATGTACTGGAGAAGGATGATGGGCAAGGGGCCTTTGGCTGAGAACGCCGCAGGCTACTACGACCGCCGTGGCCCGAAGCACCGATTGATTCACTACTCGCTCAAGAGCCGTTTCGGCGTAAAGACCGCCCACTTGGCATCGTATCCGATGAACCTGTGGGAACGGCGCAAGGACGGGAGGAGCAAATGGATCATGACGGTGAAACTGGCTCCACTGGTGGCCGCAAAGGGGCCGAAGTATGCAGAGGAAGCGGAACGGATGATTGAGAGCGAGATGACCCGCCTCATGAATGGAGGGAACTGACATGGCGATGCAAGTGAACACCCCCGTACATTCAGCGGTCAACAAGCTCTACTTCCTGCTCTACGACTATGCGACGAAGGGCATCCATCCTGCGTTCAAGGCTCATCTGGAAGCCTATGGGCTGGACTCGAAAGTGAACAGCATCAAGCTGGGGCTTACCGACCAGCAGTCGCCGGAGGGGACTCTCAGGAACATAGGGGTCTATATCAACGGGGACAACATGTACGACGCCGACGAGGAAGGAAACGCCTCGTTCGCCGTGGTCGTGGACTTCCTGCTTCGCAACAGTGATTCGGCCCTGTACATGAAGTACGCGGATTGTCTGGCCGATTATCTGAACAACCTGCCGATAGGGTACTACAGGTGGGTGCAGGGAATAAGTTATTCCCTTGCAACAAGTACGACGAACGTGCGTGTTACCGCACTCATGATTATTATGCTCAACCCGCTCACAGACAGCGGACGGTGAGCAGGAGGAAACAAAAATGGCTGGAATTAAGACTTTGGGCAATCATGGGTTGGCTTACCTGCTGACCAAGGGAACTGTAATGACGGGTGATGCGTCCACCGTCAAGACCACCGAGGGTGAATGGTATTACGTTACGGCGAAGGCGACTTCCGGGTCGGTATTGCCGGTTCGTGTCGGGCTTCCGTTCCAATCGGTATCAGAGCTGGTGCTTGCCACTGGCGACAAGTGCATCCCGCTGACCAAGAAGCTGCTCGGGTTCGCACGTGACAAGTCGCTGAGCCAGAGCAAGGCCACCACCGACGCCACGACCGACAGCAACAACGGCATCGCCCAGCAGCTCTCTGACGGCATCGTGACCACCAGCGGGTCCATCAGCGGCTACAACGAGATTCCCGAAGCAAACAGCGCACAGGAAACCATCATCAAGATGTTCAACACCTATGCACGCGACGCGGCAGGGACCGTCACTGTAACCGAGGTGTCCACCCCCATCTGCCTGCTCATGATCGATTGGACCGCACGGCGCATCAGTGCCGCAGGGCCTTCCGATGGCGAGAAGTGCGAGATTGACATTCTCCCCGTCATCTTCACCAGCAAGAACACCGACGGCGCATACGGCTCTGCGAAGGGCTTCAACTGCGACTTCGTTGGTCAGCAGAGCGACGATGACGGCTGTGAGCCGTTGCATTGGGTCGGCGTCTACAACTTTGCAGCAGAGTAAGGCATCTGATTCATGACTTTTCGGGGCTGGCTTATCCCCAGCCCCTCCCTACCATCACTACGTATCGTTTTTGACAGGAGAGAAACATGGCTAAGATTCAGTTGGGCGCGGATTTCATCGTTGACGCAAGCAAGGCGAACGCAAGCCTTGAATATCATTTCGTACCCGATCTCAACGTCCCCGCAGGCCCCAAGGGCGCAATGGTTGGAAACAAGGAACTCGGAGAGGAGAACGGAATCTGGCTTCTGAAGAAGCACCTCACCGCAGGCGACAAGGCAAGGCTGAACATGCGCATCAACTCGGACGGTACGATGAGCCTGCCGATGGGTGAGGTCTGGAAGGCTTCGGTTCTTGAGGTTCACGGCATGTACCACGGGGAGAAGGAACTCGGCCCCCTGGACATCCTCAACGCGGTCGGCTCGGTGCTTGCCGATGCACTCATCGTGCAGAACTACAACGACTCGATGGCGAACTCCAAGCTGACCGAGGACGAAAGAAAAAACTGATTTGCGGCTATCAGGCCAGCCGCCAGAAGCTCTTCGGGCGGAAGGCGAGCTGGATGGATGTGATAGCCATGAGGGAGCTTGGGGGGAGTTCAGTCTCACTCCCCGGCTATAAGGACCCAGAGACGGGTGAGATGACATTCTTGCACCCGATGCAGGACGAGATCGACATGATGGAGACTGATTTCCTCATAATGTCGGTCAACCTGTGGATGACATTCAAGCGTTGCGGGCTTCCGCACGGCAGGGGTTGGTTCGAGGAGCGGGCTACCGTCATCGACATAATCAACATCCTTGACAGCGAGAGCAACCGCTACGATGCGTGGGCGATGAAGCATCGGGATGACGAACCCGATGATGAGGATGAATGACATGGCCGCCAAGGTACAACTCGATATAGAAAGCAAGGCTAATACACAGGCACTCAAGCAGGCGATTGCAGACCTTGAGAAGCTGGGCATGGCTGGGAAGTCAACGAACCAAGTATTCGGGCAGACCAACAACCTTGAGGGGTACAAGGCGGCCCTCGTCAAATCCTACGAGACAGCAAGAACGTTCGGCGACCAGATGAAAGCCACCCGAACTGCATTTTCAGACACCAACAAGGCAATCAAGGCCGCACAAGCCTATCTTGGCGAGAACAAGAACAACATGTTCACCTTCATTGATGAGAAGGGCATGCAACAGCAGACGCGCGACATGGCCTTGATTGAGAAGCAGATTCGAGGTTTCCTTGGCAATGTCGTAGCTGACACACAGAATTTTCAGCAATCCATGACCCGCATGCTTGGGGAGTACAAGGGATTCGACAACTACACCAAAGGCATCGAGCGTACCGCCCAAGCCTACAGGGATATGGGCAACGACCTCGGTGCCGTGCAGTACAAGATGACCGCCATCCAACAGCAGGTGTTGGATATGACTGCCGCAAATGCGGATCCCGCTGAAATCAAGAAACTTACCGACGAGTATAAGAAGCTCGCAGTCCAACATAAGGAGCTTTCCGAGGCCGCCAACGGAAGCGGCACACGCATCAAGAACCTCATCAAGAACTTCGTATCCGCACAGCTCATCGTATGGGCGATTCGCAAGGCGTTCCAGATGCTCACCCAAGGACTCAAGGAAGTCTCCACGGCGGCCGCAGAAGCCGAGCAGACGTTCGGGCGTTTCGATGCGGTATTCGAGGGCCTTGAGCGTGCGAACGCCGCCATAGGCGAGATGGTGGACAATTTCGGAGTGGCAAAGTCCTCCGCAGCAGACATACTCTCGTCCATCGGCAATACAGCCCTCGGCTTCGGTGCATCGGCCATGGAAGCCGCACAGTTCTCCGAGACGGTCGCAAAGTCCCTTTCGGACATCATGGCCTTCCGTGACGTGCAGGGAACCATATCCGATTTCGCCCAGCGGTTCATGAGCGGTGCTTCTGGCAACGTTGAGAACTTCAGGGCTATCGGCTCCATCGTCCGTCAGAGCATGGTTGACCTTGAGCTTCAGAAGCAGGGATGGGAGAACCTCACAGGGCAGGCGCTTGAATGGGCCAAGGTGCAGGCACGCGTCAACATCGTCCTTGAACAGCAGAAGAAGGCGATGGGGGCCACCGAGCGTGAGTGGGATACCCTGCTATCCATCCAGAGGCGCAACGCCGAACAGACCAAGCAGATGAAGGAGAATATCGGTGAGACGGTCAACCAGTATTTCAAGCCGATGAGCGAATGGATTCTTACGCTCAAGGAAAACTGGAACGCCGCACACGAGGCGAACAAGAAGTACAATGAAGGTGTTTATGACCCTGCTGCCGAAGAAGATTTTGCAAAGACCCCGACCGCAAGAGTTATGAGCAACTCCATGGCAAAGGAATTTGCGGCCGCCATGAGGATGGCATCGTCAACTCCGGGCGAGATGCTGAATGTTGATGCCTACAAGACATTGGGACTCAAGGCAGTTGAGGATTTCGCAAAACAGTACGGTGCTACGCTCAGGTATACCGCCGAGCTTGCCAAAGAGCACGGCTTCATCATCGCAGACTCCATCTGGGAACAGATTGACGCATACGACGCATACATCAAGAAGATAAATGACACCCGCAAGGCAGAGAACGCCCGCCTTGCTGCTTCACAGGCTGAGTATGAGGGAATACGGGACTTCTTTGCAGACGTTGGTTCCATGATGGGCATGGGTGGTTCGGGCAGCATTTATGACGTAAGGGATTATGTCAAGAAGGATGCCGCAGACTTTGTATCGCCGCTTGAGCGCCTACTCGGTTTTGAGGGTGGTGAGGGGGCTGAGCTTGAGGCCAAGATCAAAGGTCTCTCAAACATGGTAGAGTCATTGTTCAACACCAGCATCGCCGGCTCCACCGAGTATATCCGCACGCAGGCTTCTGAGATGCTCACCGTAGTTGCCTCAGCCCTTGGCGAAGCCCAGAAGGCCAAAGCCGCCATGGAGAGTGCCACAAACTACAACAAGGCCAAGAGTAGCATCGAGGACGAGCTTGCCACAATGCAGAAACGCAACGAGCTTGAGGCTCAGTATGGCAAGGACAACTCCGAAATCGTCAATATAAAGATTGAGCAGTGGAAGGCCGAGAAGAACGCCTTTGAGCTGTTCAAGGAGCGTCTGCATGCCACGGGCAAAGGCAAGGAATCCTATCAGGAGTATCTCGACCTCATGGAACTCATATCCAAGCAGTACGGCCTTCAGCTCGACCTTGCTGAGGATATAGCGAAGGCCGCAAAGGATGCGGCCATAGAGCAGGCCAGAACCAGTGCATCGGATATGTTCACATCAGCCTCCAGGGAGCTTTCCTACCTTGGGGAGAACGGTGACGCACTGAAGCAGCAGGACGAGATGAACGACAGCATTGCCAAGTACGAGAAATATCTCAAGGATGCGGGGGAGACGACAGACAGCATCACTGAGAAGTCCGAAGCCTTCCGCAAGATTCTCGAGTCGATCAATAAGACGAACGCTGATGCCGATGCCGACAAGAAGGCAAAGGACGCCGAGAAGGCCGCCCAATCACTTGTGAACGCCTACCAGAGCCAGCTAAGGGGTCTGCGTGAAGGCATAGCACTTGCAGAGTACCGCAACGGCCTTGAGGGAAAATACGACAAACAGACGCTCGACCTCATGGTCCAGCGCAAGCAACAGGAAATGGAAGCCTTGTCCTTCATGTACCAGCAGATTGATGCAGGCATGAAGCGTGAGGATGCCGAGTCTTACTACCTTGAACAGCTCCAGCTCATTGCAAAACAGCACGGGATCAATCTCGGTCTGCTTGAGGAGCAGGTGCAAGCCGCAAAGGACTTGGCTGTAGAACAGGCGCAGGCTTCGGCCTCCGACATGTTCGCATCCGCAAGCCGTGAGCTGTCTTATCTTGGGTCGAACGGCGACCAGCTCAAGCGGCAGGACGACATCAACGACAAGGTTTCCAAGTATGTCGATTACCTCTCAAAAACCAACATGACCATTACAGAAGTAATCAACAACTCCGCAAAGTACCGCGACCTCTTGAATGAAATCTACCGCATCACCGACGACAAGAAGGCCACGGACCTTGCCGATTCGCTTCTCAAGTCCTATCAGGAACGCAACGCATCACTGAGGGAAGAACTCGGCCTTATGGAATATAGGGCTTCACTCACGGGCCAGTACGCCGATGATGAGCAGGGCATCGTAGACCTTATGGTGCAGAGAAGGGAGCAGGAAGCAGAAGCCTTCGCTTTCATGGAGAAGCAGAAGGCGGCAGGCATGGACGCCGCCCTTGCCCTAGACGGGTATATCGACAACCTTCTCCTCATAAGGCAGATTCATGACTCAAACCTCAAGCTCCTCCAAGACCAGATTGCGGCTGCAAGGGAACTTGCCGTACAGCAGGCTGGAGAGGGTGCATCAGGCATGTTCTCCGCCGCACAGCGTGAGCTTTCCTACCTTGGCCCTAACGGCGACGCACTGAAGCAACAGGATTCCATCAACGACAAGGTTGAGCAGTACATCCAGTACCTCTCCAAGACCAAGGCCACCATCACCGAGGTAATCACAAAGTCGAAGGCGTACCGCGACCTGCTTGAGCAGATTGCAGAACTGGAAGGCAAAAAGAAGGATGATGCAGAGGACGAGGAAGCCATCAAGAAGGCCCAGTCGCTCACCGATGCCTACCAGTCTCAGCTCCAGTCTCTCAAGGACAATATCTCCCTCATGGAATATCGCTCCAGTATAGAGGGGCAGAACGAGAAGGAAATCATCGACCTGATGGTTCAGAGAAAGCAACAGGAAATGGAGGCCCTCTCCTTCAAGCAACAGCAAATCAAGGCCGGCATGGACGCCGTAGAGGCTGAGGGCTTCTACCAAGACCAGCTTGTGCTCATCGCCAAGCAACACGGCCTCAACCTCGGTCTGCTTGAGAAGCAGATACAGGCCACCAAGGATTTGGCGGTCGAGCAGGCAAGAACCTCTGCCTCCGATATGTTCACCGCAGCGACGAGAGAACTTTCATACCTCGGGAAGGGCGGAGACGCCCTCAAGGCACAGGACGACCTAAACGACAAGGTTGAGCAGTATATCGCCAATCTTTCCAAGACGGATGCCGGAATCCAAGAGGTAATCGACAAGGCAAAGGTCTATCGGACGCTTCTTGAGCAGATTGCGGCTCTTGAAGGTGACAATACCGCCGCCAAGACCGCAGAGGATTTCACCAAGTCCTACCAAGACCGTGTGGACACACTGAGGCAGTCATACGAATCGCTGAAGCTCTCCTCCGATTTGGAGAAGCAATACGGTTCCGAGCGTGCCTCTGTGGAGCAGAAGCATGTAGAGGCCCTGCAAGAGGCGTGGCGGTACATGTCCGAGCAGGTGAAGCTCGGCATGGATGCGACCGAGGCGAACGAGATGTATCTCGACTCCGCCAAGGCCATCACCGCAGAGTATGAACTCCAGCTTGGACTCCTGGAAGAGCAATCAAAGGTCAAGAGGAGCGAGGCCCTGCAAGAGGCTTCCAAGGCCATCGCAGGCGTTGTGGGACAGCGTGCCCTTGTCGGGGCATCCGATGCACAAAAGACCCAAGCCCGTATCGACGAGCAGGTGTACGCCTTCGCAGAAGAACTTACCCAAGGTGGTGCAAAGCTCAAGGAGACTCTTGACCAGACCGCTGAGTACCGCAGGCAGCTTGAGATGCTTGCCGCCGAGGAAGCCCGCCAAGCGGTCTGGGACGGCATCAAGAGCCAGTGGGAAGGCACAGGCGACGTCGGCATGATTAAGGGCTGGGTGACAGCGTTCGCAGAAGGCGGGCCGATGGCAGGAATCGCCAAGGTCGCCACCGACCTGCTCACCAGATTCGAGAGTGTGAACGACCTGCTTTCGATCGTGACCAAGTTCATCGAGTACGTTTCCCCTGCGGTTGACCAGTTCCTTGCTCCGCTCATGCCGGTGCTGGAGATGATTCTCTCCATAACAGCAGACCTCCTGCTTCCTGTGTTGCAGCAATGGTTCCCCATCATCCAAGGGTTGTCTGTAGTCTTTATCTACCTCCTTGCCGTCGTCAAGACCGTCACCAACGCCCTGAGCTGGCTTGTGGATTCGATTGCCACGGCTGTGTACAACATCATCCACCCGTTCAACCAGCGTGCCTTCCGTGACCTTGGCGATGAGACGGTCGCAATCTGGGAAGATGCCAATGCGAAGGTCGAGAAAATCTGGAACATGGAACTTGACACACGTCTTGAGTTCGTTGGCAAGCTCACCGACGCCCAGCAGGGTCAGCTCGACGCCTACAACGAGATGTTCAAGGCCGGTCTGCTCACCCTCACCCAATACAACGCCATGGTAGGCAAGAACGTCTACGGCAGGAACTTCGACAACGTGGACATCGCATCCTTCGCCTCGGGCGGCAACTTCATCACCAACGGGGAGCAAATCATCCGCGTAGGCGAGGCGGGACGTGAGCATGTGCAGATTACCCCGCTGAACTCCACAGGCTATGCAAACCGCAATGTACAGCAGGTCGGTGGGAACTCCTACTCCGTAGTGGTAAACGGTGCCAACGGGGATCCAGAAGAGATAGCGATGGCTGTACGACAGGAGTTCAAGCGCATGGAACGCAGAGGAGTCAGATATGCCTGATGCTGGATATTTCGGACTGACCTATGAATTGCTCTTCGAGGGTGACTCGGCTTGGACGGACATCACAGCCCTTGTGGATTCCAGAACCACCAAGATTGACATTGCAGGATGCTCCGAGGACCTGAAGAGCGTCATTTCCAAGTGTACCTTCGAGATGCGCTACAACACCAATCCATCCAAGACCGTCCATTCAGAGCTTGTGGGCAAGATTCTGTCGGCAAAGCAGGCTGGAAAGACCGTGAAGTTCCGCATGGGTGGGATCGCTTCGTTCGTGGGCAAGGTGGACTTGGGTTCATTCTCCCAGAGGAACGGTCGCATCCCTGGTTTCCTCACTGTGACGGTCGAGGACAACTCCTACCTCCTTGATGAGGTGATGGCATCCAGCTTCGAGTATCCCGCAACCAATGACCTCGACGACGAGGGTTGGGCGGTATTCGACAAGGCGAATCTTGCCGAGTCCATCGTCATGCTCCGTTTCTTGGATGCAGGCTACACCATAGACCAGATAGACCTCACCTCCTCCGATTCCATCACCGAGAAAGTAAGGCGTGTCGTGTATGATGCAGATGACGAGCGCACGTATAGGGAAATGCTTGATACTCTCCTGTTCGAGCATTGCGCCGTCATCTACACCACACCCGAAGGCAAGCTGTCGGTAAGGCGGCTCTACATGGAATCCCCTGTCTCCGAGCGGTCGGTTGAGGAGTTCCTTGTCGGGGACGGCATCGAGACGGGCGGAGGGGACTACTCCTATGATGGTGTGAAGGTCGTCTGGTCGAACCTGTCGAAACTTGATGGTGCCGTGGTCTACAACGCAAACATCACCATGAAGTTGGACGACGAGGGCAACCGTGAGGGAGAGGAAATCCAACCCCATCACTATTGGCCCGAGGACGGCGACATAGAGGAGACGTGGCAGGAGTTCAACGCCACCTTCCTAGACCGTGAGTACCAGACCAAGGTCAGCCGTACAAAGAACAAGGACCTTTCACTCATCAGCGTGAAAAACGCTTACTACGAGGTCGACAAGGATGCGGAGATACTTCTTGCCAACAACCCGCCGGAGATTGAGCCTACGAAGGCCAGGGTGCTCTGGTGGAACTCCCACAGCACGGATGTGAAGAAGCTCTACGGCTTCACCATCGTCGGGGATGCACTCTTCAGGAGCAGGCTGAACGAGTCCACCTACCCCACCGATGCGAGGAAGCTGGCTGAGCCGTATGAGACTGAGTTCGTGTACACCTCCGAGGCGGCGCAGAAGCTCGCCAACCATCTCCACCGCTTCTACAAGTACGGTGACATACATCACAGATGGTCGGAAATCGGCGTGGACACCCCCATGTTCCAAGTGGTGACGGTATCGGCTCCCGACACCCTTATATCGTCCTTGGGCATGGTCATCAGCCAGAGCATATCGTTCCCCGCCCCGAATAAGATAAAGCGGTCGAACAGTGCAATCGGCATCACGGCGTTCAACAGCGAGCCGGTGAAAACACGCTCGATTCAGCTTGGTGGTGCTCCCGTGAACACGGGGCCTGCGGGATCAAACGGTACCCGCTCGGTCGTCCAGTTCATCCTCGGCACGGCTGACGGGCCTTACACAGACGCCGGCAATGTCGTGGGAACCGATTCGGCGGTCGTCGGCACATCCTTGGCCCTTGTTGGCGTAGATGGTGCTCAGTGGGCCTATGAAGCCCCCACTCCCGATGCCGGCGAGTTCGTCTGGCGTCGTGAAGGCTACTACACCCCACCAGAGACATGGCCCAGCACATGGGAAGTGATACGTATTACTGGTGCAAATGGAGCAGACGCTAGGGCCATTACGCTTACTGCCTCTCAGACAGTCATCAATACATCAAGTCGTGGTGAACTCAAGACACAGGAAATTGTAGTTACTTGTACCCCGTCAAACCTTCCTATAGAGAGTGCTGTCTGGACTGCTACGGATGCAGGGAGCTTATCAGAGATAGAAATTGAAGAGGGAGTTTATGACCCTTATAATCGTATTCTTGATTGCTCCTTGGTAGAAGGTAATTCTACCCTCATAACTGTTTCTATCACTTATGCTGGCGAGACATATACAGGGGTTGTAGGCATCACTAAGGTAGCTGATGGTACACCTTCTCCCCTGTATCTCGATGCACAATCTTCTGTCCCAACCCTCACCACCGAAGGCCCGCTTATCGTCGGGGATTTTTTCTTGTATGTAGGTGCTTACTCCGGCCCGAATTCAGATCCGGGCGACCAAGGATTGAATCCTCCTGCACTAGAGATAAACGAATTCGTTTATGGTCGTATCTATGAATACCGAGGGAAAGATGCGCTTGACGTCGACCAATGGCAGGAAAGCCGAAAGTCTGAGCACTTGGCAGCGGCTCAGAAGGACGCTCTTCAGATTGCCAAGGATTCAAATACCTACATGTTTGTGGCCGTATTGGTCGCTCAGTTGGGTCTTTTCTTTGACCTCATTGTCGCAGGCGTTCTCAAATCTCCCAACTATGCCGAGAACGCTTCAGGGGTCCCGACCGCTGGCTTCAAGCTCGACGGGTTAAAGGGCCTCATCAAAGCGCTTGGCCTTGAAGCATACGAGGCGATGATCTACGGCAATCTACAGGCTTCCGGTTTTAAAACTTTGCAGGAAGAACCCGGCACTACCATTGCTACTGTCTCAATTACCCCTACCATCTGGAAACACTCTGAGATGGAAGCTCTGATAGCCAATCAGGATTCGCTTGCTACGGTTTCAGGCACTATCGACGGCTACAGCTTCACCAAGGCTACTAGAAGGCTGAGCCAACGGATTCTCCTTGCCAGTCATGGGTATGAATATGAGGCTATAAGTGCTGGTGAAATACATTATTTTACTCAACTTTACCCATCTAAGGTTTTTGGACTTTCGTTCCGGTGTAAATTCTCTGGTTATTATGAGGGAAACTTTTCCCAGAGAATGTACTATCAACTTAGTGGCCCGTATAACGATAGTCAAAGCGCTTTTGAGCTTATACGCTTTCTTAATAGCTCATATAGTGTTGATACTACTTATTCACTTAGTTCTGGTTATAACAGTTTTATTATACGACATAGCTCGTTTGCTGTATTCGGTAAGCGTGGTTCCTACGTGAACTATCACCAAGTCTGGACGGAACCTGTTTTCTCAGGTCTTGTGCTTGTTAACGGTGAGTCATCCTACAGAGTCATCCCGCCCGAGCCGAACGCCTACTATTCAAACACTAAAACTTGGACAATCGGTTCCTACAACCAGAACAATATTACTACCTACTGCTCCGGTACCGACTTCTATAACCTCTTCTCTTCTCTCGCCATCGGTGCCGACGGGTTCTGTGACGGCGGCCAAATCAACGTGAACGGTACCCTATACACAGTAACCCGTCTCACCAAGAACGCCAACTCGATTACGTTCTACACCTCTGGCTGCGTAATCACGGTTAACAAATTCCAAGAGGGGACCAATGTTGGTGTCTATACAGAGCTTGCAGTTACTCAAGCCATCAACTTCCAAGCGGTTGTTGGCGGAATCGAAGTCAAACATATCTTCCCGTGGGGCACTCAGGCAGACAGTCCGGGAAGCTATGACATTGGTACCTCCGATGCTCGGTTCAACACATTGTGGCTGAAGATTCTTGATGTTCTCAATGCTGTCAGGTTCAGGAGTACCCTGCAAGTCGATGGTGCCGCTTCTATGGCATCAGTAAACACCGGTAGTGGTGCAATGACATTCGACCAAGGGGTTAAGACCACCGACAGCCCTACGTTTGCGAGTGTAAATACCGGCTATGGGGATAATGAGGTTTTCAAGATTTCAAAGGAGACTCTAGCTTTTGGAACCGTGGGGGGTAGCGGGCCAGATACAGTAACAAAACAAATAAGTGCCATGGCTATTGACGAGATACGATTTGTCAATACTACCGGAACTATGTCAAGTTCAACACAGAACGACTATCTAGCCACATTGAAAGCACCGGCAGGAGGCACGTATTTGATAATCGGGGCTGTAGTATCTCCGAATTATGGTACTCCTGTACAGACAGGAGGGTTTTTGTTTTCAGGGGGGTCAACTATATGGTCTATAGGTGAAGAATCTGATGACACTAAGTCGCTCAATACTGCATTTATAATTAGGAAACTTACATCATGATAGCACAGTATGTTCTCAAACGTTCGGAAACAGATTACGTAATAAATTGTGATTCTCTCGGTAACGGTGGGTACAACGTAGTACCTAAAGAGCTTGACCCAGATAATGCCTACACTCTTGAGGAAGTTAGGAATTATATTCTTGATAATCCAGAAATGCTTCTTGATGGTGACGCTCTTGAAGCTCGACGGTTGAAAAGACTAGAAGTCCTTAAACTCAAGACCTATTTATCTTCAACCGACTACATCTACCCTAAGTGCCTTGAGCTTGGATTGGATGTGAATGTCGAATACGCTGAGGTAGTTCAGAAACGCAAGGAAACAAGGGCAAGGATACAGACTTTGACACAATCCGATAGGGAGGTGGAAGCGTGACAGACAGGGTAAGGATATCAATTACCAAGGTAAGCATGGCACTCGGCCTCATCATCACCATCGTGACGCTCATTGCAGGGGGGGTGCGCATTGTTGACCTCACCAGCCAGACTGCATCCACGGTGGCGATACTGAGCGAGCGCATCGAGGCCGAGCAGACCGAGCGCATCTTACAGGATAACATCCTCAAGGACGCAATCGTGGCCGAGCGCGAGGATAGGAAGGCAGACAACACCAAACAGCTCATCAAGCTGGCCGAGATTGACACCAAGCTGTTCTACCTCCAACAGGGGCAGGATCAAATTCTCTCATACATCAACAACGAGCGAAACGCACGCTGACAAAAGGAGCATACCATGCCAGACCCAGCAATCCAATCGATAAACCAACACACGCAGAAAACTGTACTCGACTGGCTGTTCAACATCCTCGTCCAACCATCCACGGGAACAGGCAGCGGGGTAGCCCCTGCCGTCCATGAGCAGTACGGCCTCTCCCTCGACCTGCTGAGGCAAGCCTTGGTGGAGGTGGGCAATGTCGTGAACGTGCTGACCACCGAGGTTCCTGGGAAGGTCTTGGACGCTCGGCAGGGGAAGGTGCTGGCTGACCAGATTGCGGCCATCCTTGCACAGAAGGCGGCTGCCAACGGCATCGCCACCCTCGGCTCAGACGGCAAGATTCCCTCTGCCCAGATTCCCTCCATCGCCTTGGTGGACGTATTCCCCGTGGAATCCGAGGCCGCCATGCTTGCCAGTGGTGCCGAACAGGGCGACATGGCAATCCGCAGTGATACCTCACAAGTATTCATCCTCTCAGCCTCCCCTGCGACCACTATAGAAAACTGGATCGAGCTATCGGCCTTAAAAGCCTTGGTCGATGCCGCCATTGCCGACCTTGCTGGTGCTGGACGGACAACCGAGACGGTCAAGGGTAATGCGGATGCGATTGCACTGCGTGAACTGTCAGCCAACAAGGTTGTAGCCTTTCAGGAGACTCCCGACGACACCCATTACCCCTCTGAGAAGCTGGTGGACGACTCACTGGAAGCGATCAAGGGTGTGGATTACACCGAAGGCACGCTGAAGAGCCACGAGGATAGGCTCGACACACTTGAATCTGACGACACCACAGAAGGCTCTGTGCTCAAGGCGGTGAAGGATGTGGTTGACCCGATTGATACACGTCTCACAGGATTGGACACCCTCACCTACGAGGGGACTACATACATGGTAAGTAGGAAAATCGAGAACGGTCACTTGGTGACTGTATACACGGAGGTGGCATAATGCCAATAGAAGTAATTCACCCCAACGGCATCCAGATGCAGAATCTGGTGGACAACCCAATCCAGCACGAACCGCGCGGAAGGGTAGTACAGATGAAGATTGCTCCTGTGGTTACTACGCAGACAATCACAAGCACGAAGGCGGCACTGCCAGCCTCTCCTCTTGCCAGTCGCAACAGGATGATAATTCGCAATCTCGACCCGGTGAGAACCATCAGGATCGGGCAGGAATCAGTTGTCACTGCAAAGGTTGGACTCATGGTTGAACCGCTCGAAGAGTTGACGATTGAGTTTGACCCTGCTACGGCAGTTGCTATCTGGGCAATCGCAACAGGCGCAGAAGTGAAAGTGGAGGTAATCGAGGCATGACACACACCGTAACAAACATCGAGGCCAGCAAGTGGCTGGTATCCGTCTCATTCGCAGACGAAGGGGTGCAACATAGCACCAACAACACAGTCATTGGGACGGAGGAGCAAGCTCATGCTTACGCCCCCACCCTTGCGAGGGATTTTCGTGAGAATCACGCAGACTTGTTCCCTCTCCCTGTAGTTGAAGAACACGAGCATATGGAGGAAATGCAATGAAATATACAAGCGGGCAATACACATCCAAACAACTCATGGACAACATCTTCGAGGTCGAGGATGCACTCACCAAGGAGGCACTCGCAGGAGTCGCCCTTGCCATCACTAACACAACCAAACAGGCGGACTACAAGGCTCGCATAGAGGACTTGTCACTCGGACGCAACACAGTCCTGTTTGATGCGAACAACAAGCCGAGCGTGTACTGTGTCTACAAGCCGGACCAGAAGGCTCGGCTGGATTATCTGGCAAATAGCGGGACGCACTTCACGGCAAGCGACAAGCTCCATCCTGCGTTCATCGTGAATGGAGCGGTGATGGAAATTCTTGTCGGCAAGTATCTTGCTGGCAGGGTGAATGGGACGAACCATGCTGTCTCTCTTCGTGGTCTGGAGCCTGCGCATAGCATCAACTTCGACAACTCGCTTGCCGCATGTGTGGCAAAGGGGGCCGGCCATCACATGGTGACGCTTGCAGAGTGGGCATACCTCTCACTGCTGGCAATTCGAGAGGGTTTTCAGCCACGAGGAAACGATAGCTATGGGGACAGCTACCAAGACGCTACCGAGTACGCCATTGCCGCAAGTGCTTCGAGCGGGCAGGTGAACAGGACTAGAACCGGCAGTGGCCCGCTTTCTTGGTTCCTTGACGGTACGCCGTTCTCTCCGGCAGATCTCAGAGGTAA